GCACCGCGGCGTGCCCAGCCCGCAATTCCCTTCCGAGGAAGCGAATATGACCGATCCGACAAGACTCATGCGCTGCGCCGTCTACACCCGCAAATCGACCGAGCATAATCTCGACCTCGCCTTCACCTCGCTCGATGCCCAGCGCGAGGCGTGCGAGGCCTATATCCGCAGCCAGGCCGGTGAGGGCTGGCGGCTTGTACCCGAGCACTATGACGATGGCGGCCTGTCCGGGGCCTCGCTCGACCGCGCGGCCCTGCAGGCGCTGCTCGCCGAGGTGCGGGCGCGCAGGATCGATGTCGTCGTGGTCTACAAGGTCGACCGGTTGACCCGCTCGCTCGCCGATTTCGCCAAGCTGATCGAGATCTTTGACGCCCATGCGACGTGCTTCGTCTCGGTCACCCAGTCGTTCAATACGACGACCAGCATCGGGCGGCTCACCCTCAACATCCTGTTGTCCTTCGCCCAGTTCGAGCGCGAGGTGATCGGCGAACGGGTGCGCGACAAGATCGCGGCGTCGAAGCGCAAAGGGATCTGGGTCGGCGGCCCGGTCCCGCTCGGCTATGCGGCTACGGACAAGAAAGTCCTTGTCGTGCCGGCGGAGGCCGAAACCGTGTGCGCCATCTTCACCCGTTACCTGGAGCTTGGCTCGGTGAGGGCGCTGGCCGAGGACCTTGAGCACCGCGGCCTCCGCACCAAGCAGCGCAAGCTGAAGGACGGCCGCATCGTTGGGGGCGTTGCCTTCGGGGTCGGCGGCCTCGCGCATCTGCTGCGCAACCGGTTCTATATCGGCGAGGTGGTGTATCGCGGCGAGACGTTCCGGGGCGACCACGAGCCCATTCTCGATCCCACACTGTTCGCCGCCGTCCAGGCCAGGCTTGCCGCGCAGGCCGTCGAGCGGCGCTGCCGGATCCGCGGCTTGCGGTCTCTCCTGACCGGGCGCCTGTTCGACGAGGAGGGCCATCGCATGAGCCCGACGCATACCAACAAGAAAGGCGTGCGCTACTCCTACTATGTCTCGGCGGCGGTACTGCGGAAGCACGCGCCCGGACCGATCGGCCGGGTGCCGGCTCCGGAATTGGAGGCAGTGGTGGTCGACACCATCCGCCGCCACCTGCAAGGAGACGGCGCGGATGCCAAACCGATTCCCGAGGCGAACCGCGAATTGATCGAGCGCCATCTGCTGCGGGCGACGGTGAGCGCCAAGCAGCTCACACTTTATCTGCGCGGCGATAGCGCCGCTGCGGCCGGCCAGGATGATCCGATCTGCGCGGCGGGCACGCCGGCCACGATTTCCATTCCGTGGATCGCTCCGGCTGCAACCCCAGCCAAAGGTATTGTACATGTGCCGGCGCATAACACGCCGATGAAGCCGGGCAGCCGCGAACTGTTGCTGGTGGCCATCGCGAAGGCCCGCCGTTGGATCAAGGACATCGAGCGCGGCCAAAGCTTCGCCGAAATCGCTCGGCGGGAAGGCAAGGTCGAACGGCACATCCGCAATCTGGCGCCGCTTGCCTTCGTGTCGCCGCGCATCATCACCGCGATGATCGACGGCACCGCTCCGGCCGGGATCACCGCGACGACGCTCATGGCCGGGCTTTCCTATTCCTGGGCCGAGCAAGAACAGAGGTTCGCGCACGAACCGGCCCGCGCACGCCGCGCTGCATGCCACCGGCCGAGCGCCACGCTGTCCTGATATTGCCGAGGCCGCAGCACGCAGGACGGCGGTCAACACCATGACGACTGATGCTCGATTCCGCGACACGCTCAAATCTGCCATGTGCCTGCGTCCGCTCAAATCCGACAGCATCACCGCGGCCAGCATCTACCATGCGGTTGACCGCGAGCACCCAACCCTGCTGATCGATGAAGCCGACAACCTCGGCCTCGCGTTCAACGGCCCCTTGCGCGCCGTGCTCAACTCGGGACACCGCAGGGGCGGCAAGGTTACGCGATACCACGGCGGCCATGCCCGCTCCTTCTCCACCTTTTCGCCGGTCGCGGTGGCCGCCATCGGCACGCTGCCGCTGCCGGTCATGCACCGCTGCCCTGGTCCTGGGCCGAACAGGAGCGGCAGGTAAGAGCGCGGCGCGGGACGTGGCCCCATGCACGCACCGGAGGTCGGGACCGATTGCATTGATGGGTTGCGGCTGATCCGTCCGCGTATAGAAGCTCGCAAGCCTGCTGCGATGCGACAACGAAGGTTCCCGATCTGATGGAAAACTCAGTGCCGGCACGACCAGTCTATGTGCAGCGGGGGAAGACCCATATCGGCACGTGAGATGAGGATCGGCGCGACAAAGGAGATCTGATTATACGCATCGTTCTGCAACCATCGGAGGAACTGAGAAACGCTATCGACCTGATCATCGTGACGACCGTTTGGAAATGACAAAAGCTCGGTGAGGAACTCGCCGAGCCACGGCGCGCTGTTCGGCAGGTGGACGTGACCCGCCTCAATCTTCGCCGACTGGGCCGCCATTCGATCGACTTTGCTGCCCTCCGGCTTGACGCCGATCGGACGCGTCATTCCTTGAGGCATGGCGGCTCTGAGATCCTGCAGAAGGTTCATGCCCGGACCCGCATTCTCGATCAGGACCGTGGTCGCGTTATGCTCTGTAGCGAGAGCAATGACCTTGCGGCGCAGTTCCGGATATTCGAGGCGACCCCGGTAGACATGGAGGAGGTACGCATCATTCTTGTGGGTGAGCCACGTGGTGCATGCCGAATAGTCGTTCTGACCGCCCGTCATCATGGCGACGTCCCAGCTCTGCACGATCTTTGTCTGCGACGGACTCGCGGGCAGGTTGTCATAGGCCAGGAACCATGACCGCCGGATAAGGTTGCCTTCGACCGGCACCGGCCGCTGCTGATATTGGGCGGAGAACAGCAGGCTGCCCACTTCCGCTTTGATCGCCTCGAGGGCCTCCCGGCTCTCGCGCTCGGGATGGAGGACATCGCCGCTCCGGCGCACATGCGTCTTGCCGTGCCCAAGCTCGATGATCTCGTCCTCCAGCGCGATCGCAGGCATGTCCAAATGATCCCAACCGCCTTGTCGCACGAGGTGGCCGGCAAGGTCGTCGTCGTGCAGGCGCTGCATGACCGCAACGATCGAGCCGGTTTGCTTGTCATTGAGGCGCGAGACGAGTGCGCCGCCATACCAATCGATCACGCGCTTCCTGGCCGGCTCCGAATGGACCTCGTTGGCGTTGAGGGGATCGTCGACGATGATCAGATCGGCGCCTCGCCCGGTGAGCGTTCCCCCAACTGAGGTCGCGAATCGGCTCCCCCCTTGAGTCGTGATGAGCTCGAGGCCGGTTTCCTTGGCCCACCGCAGGGTGGGAAAGAGCGCCGCATACCACTCGGAGCCGACCACCATCCGAAACTGCCGGTGGAGTTCGGCGGCGAAGTCGCCCGAATAGCTTGCCACGATCACGCGGCGTGTCGGATCGTGGCCGAGCAGCCAAGCGACATACGCAACCGAGACGCAGATCGATTTGAGCGAGCGAGGCGGCTGGTTGATCAACAGGCGCCGGCCCTCGCCCGAGTGGACTCGCATCAACTGATGGGCGATCGCATCCACGTGCCAGTTGTGAAGATAGGTTTCGCCGGGCGAGATGGTGGCAAAGACCTTGCGGATGAAGAACGGCAGCTCAGCGCGCAAGATGGCCCGCAACACCCTATCCATCGAGGTTCGCCCCGCAGTCCTCAGCGACGCCCGGCCTCACAGTGATTGCACCACTTGGTGGTCGCGACCGAACCTCTTCAGCGTAGGCGTCGAGGATCGCTTGGTCCTCGGCCGCTAACGCCTCGTCGCCGACAGATTCAACCGCCGCGCTGTTGTTGAAGATCTTTGCCAGTTCGAGGAACCGATCGAGGGAACGCGCGTCGCCCTTGAGCGCCTTCTCCCTCAGCCGCAGCAGGACGGCATGCTGCGTCGACACCCGCCTCGCCCTTCCCTGTTCATTGAGCCTGACGGGAACCTCGAGCGTCCGTTTGACATCGCTGCCAAGATTGCGGACGCCTTTCTCCCTGCCGCGCGGATTGCCCGATCTGCCCGACTGGAACCGGCTGTGTTGCGGCGGCTTCTTATATCCGACCGTGAAGCCGTCATCGGAGGTCTCGTCTGTCATGAGATTGCTCCGTTATCGCTCCGTGTTGCCGCATCGATTGTCAGGGACGCGGCGCGAACCGGTCGTGACCCTTTGTCGGGGCAAGCCGTTGCCTTGTCGGCGTTGACAGCCGTCCTACCCGTGACGTTCTGCCAACGCCTGATCGTGA